TAGGGTGCCCAAGGTACAGCCCGCCCGTTTACTTTACATAATAACTTATCCACAGGTCAGACCAGTTATCCACAGGGGGTAGGGGTCTGCTGTAGGCGCAGAAAAGCCGACCCCCGTGTGTTAAAAATTGCAAGACAACTACATATACTCCCCGAAAAGAAATTTACGCTAAAGTGAGATCCAATTAAATGTCCTAGTTTGTACACATATTAATGTGACGTTAGTCACTAATAGAAAATAAAATCTACCCTAGACGGGAAATGGGCTATTTTTTCTGCCTTATATATAGTAGGGAGTAAAACGAACCAGTACTAGTTTTACGACCCAATCTCGCTACGTTGGCACTACGCGAGTCCCCCTAGGACGAGCACCAACTTACCCCTCGGTTCGCTGTGGCTCCCTCGGGCGCTAAGCCCGAAGCGGTGACTGCTTTTAGTGGGGACAATACTATCTCCAGTATAAAACACTTCCCCTAGTATAAAATTTTTTTCGCGCCTTCGGCGCTTTATTAGAGGAGACTACGTGGCAGAAAAGTCCAGTGACATTGCCAAGCGTCTAATCCTTAGTGGTGTAGCAGAGGGTTTAACTATCGAGGCAGCCACGGCTGCATCTGGTAAATCCTATAAGACTTATGAGTACTATCGCAGGACCGATAAGGTCTTTGCTGACAAGATGGACCGAACACGGCTAGGTCTTAAAGATAAGAACTTTGCCTCATCTGATGTCCACGACATAGACTTTGCAGAGTTCCGCCAGAGGTACTTACACTCTCGTACCTTTCCACATCAGCAGAACCTCATAGATGTGATCGAGGGTCGTCCCCCAGGCTGGCTACATCCTAGTATGAAGTACGAACCAGGGCTGGCTAATAACAGAATCCTTCTTAACATTCCGCCTAACCACGCCAAGTCAATGACTGTGACCGTAGATTACGTTACCTGGCAGGTTTGTCAGAACCCTAACTTTCGTGTGCTGATTGTCTCTCAGACTCAGCAACTAGCAGCAGACTTTCTCTACGCCATCAAGCAACGCCTGACTCATCCAAACTATGAAGCACTCCAACAGGCTTACGCTGCTGGCGTAGGGTTTAACTCTAAGACCGCTTCTTGGCAGGCAACCCGTGTGACCTTTGGTGATGAACTACGTGAGTCATCTGAAAAGGACCCAAACATTGAAGCCGTTGGTATCGGTGGTCAGATCTACGGCAAGCGTGCCGATATGATTATAGTAGATGACGCTGTTACCTTGAAGAACGCTAATGAGTTTGAGAAGCAGATTAGATGGCTTACCCAGGACGTGCGCTCTCGTCTTAACCCTACTGGTAAATTGATTATCGTAGGTACCCGCGTTACAGCAATTGACTTATACAAGGAACTACGCTCCGAGGACCGTTACCCTGGTGGCTTGGTACCCTGGACCTACCTGGCAATGCCAGCGTTACTGACAACAGATGATGACCCTGATAAGTGGGAAACCCTCTGGCCTGCTAGTGATGCTCCATTTGATGGGCAAGTAGAATCAGATCTTAATGAGGATGGACTATACCCACGTTGGAATGGTCGTAACCTTTACAATGAACGTCAAGCAATGGATGCGTCCACTTGGGCATTGGTTTACCAACAACAAGATATCTCAGATGATGCCATCTTTGACCCAGTATGTGTACGAGGTGCTATAGATGGAATGCGTAAAGCAGGTCGCTTGGTTCCTGGTCACCCTGGTCACCCACGTGATCTCAGTGGCTTCTCTGTTATTTGTGGTCTTGATCCCGCTATGGTTGGTGATACAGCCGTCGTTTGTTACGCTATTGATCGGGTTAGTCATAAACGCTATATCGTTGATGCTATTAAAATTACTAGGCCAACGCCTGCTGCAATCCGTCAGTTAATCTTTGACTGGACTGGGCTATACCAACCTAGCGAGTGGATTGTAGAAAAAAATGCGTTCCAGTCTTTCCTTACCCAAGACGAAGGTATCCGTCAGAACCTGGCCTCCAGAGGAGTGCTACTGCGGGAACACCATACTGGCACCAACAAGTGGGACTCAGGCTTCGGTGTTGCATCAATGTCAACTTTGTTCGGCACCAAGCAGTTTGATGGCAAGCACCACCGCGATAACCTTATTCACTTACCTTCAGATCAAACTGAAAACGTTAAGGCGCTCATAGAGCAACTTATTACCTGGTCGCCAACTACTAAGGGCAAAACCGATATGGTGATGGCTCTGTGGTTCTGTGAGATCCGCGCACGTGAGATGCTCAACCAGGGTATGCATCAGACCCACCATATGAAGAACCCTTTCCTATCTCGTCACGAGATGGGCAAACGAACAGTTATCAACATAGATGAACTGCTCGCCGAGAAAGACCGCACGTTCATCTAAGGAGATACAATGCCAGCACCAATAGTTATGGGAGCAGCAGCAATTGCTGCACGCCTTGCAGCAAAAAAGGCTGCACAAGAATTAGTGAAGAAAAAAGCAAAATCTCAGGTTGGTGTTTCTGTACGTTCTAAGTCTGTAGATACTGGTACTAAGCGTATGGTAACTAAGCAGAATAAGGCAGCAGAGTCATACAAGATTAAAGATCTTGACAAGTTAGAAAAAGGTCAGAAACTCCGCGCAGAAAAAAAGATTAGAGATGCTGCTGCACGTAAAGCAGAACTCAAGAAGGCAGAAAGAAAAGGTTTAGTTAAAGGCGCAACTGCAACAGCAGGTTTAGGCGTTGCAGGTCTTAGTGCAAAACTTGCAATAGCATCCAAAGATAAAAAAGAATCCAAGAAGAAGGGTAACAAGTAATGCCAAAAGGAATTGATCCAAAGGCTTACGCTGCAAGAGTCACTAAGGCTAAGAAAGTTATAGCAGCAATGGACCCTGCAATGAAAGCAAAGATTAAAGATATGTACCCAAAGATTTCAAAAGAACAAGTTGCTAGACAAGCAATGGGTGGAAAAGATATTTCATCTATGGAGAAAAGAATGAAGTCAGTAGCAGACCGTAAGAAAAAAATGACTGCTGAAATGAATGCATTTGGAAAAACACGTACACCATCAAAGGCTGTTAAAACTCCAATGCCTAAGACAGCAACTAAGGCTCCAGCAAAGCCAACTACAAAGGCTAAGACACTTACAGGTCCTGCTGCTGTACGAGAACTGCAACGTCAGGTTTCACCTGCTGGTGTCAAGAAGGCAGAGATGGATGCTAAAAAAGCCATTGCTAAGAAGTACCCAGGATTAACTAAAAAGTCTAAGTAAGGAACCCCATTGTTATCAACTAAAGAGGTAGTAGCCAAGGTTAATCGCCTTCAAACACGCTACGCCGCACGTGATCAGAGAATGCGTGATGTGCTCTCTGTACGTCAAGGAGACATCAGCAAGGTTTATCCTGCAATGTTTTCGGAGGAATACCCAAAGCCTCTAGTTGCTAACTTCATTGACGTAGCAGCGCGTGACCTTGCAGAAGCAATGGCACCGCTACCATCATTTAACTGTGCTGCAACCAATATGGTTTCAGATTCAGCACGCAAGGCTGCAGATACTCGCACTCGTATTGTTAATCATTACATCAGTGCATCTGAACTACAAATTCAAATGTATACTGGTGCTGATTGGTTTAATACCTACGGTATGTTGCCAGCACTTGTAGAGATGGACTACGAGACAAACAATCCTCGTATTCGTTTGCTTAATCCTTTTGGTACTTACCCTGAGATTGATCGCTTTGGTCGCACTATCTCTCTTACTCAGGTAATGGCATCTGATGCTGAGACATTAGCAATGCAGTATCCAGAGTTCTATGACCAGATTATGCCAAAGAATGTGTACTCACCTGGTTCTCCTTATGTATCTCTAGTTCGCTATCACGATGCAGACCAAGACTTAATCTTTATTCCAGAGCGTAAGAACCTAGTACTCTCAAACATCCCGAACCCTATTGGTAAGTGTATGGCACGTGTTGCTATGCGCTCATCCATTGACGGTGAAGCACGTGGACAGTTTGATGATGTTCTATCAGTTCAACTTGCTCGTGCTCGCTTTGCAGTATTGCAGATCCAAGCAGCAGAAAAGTCTATTCAAGCACCTATTGCTATTCCACAAGATGTGCAAGAACTTGCTCTTGGTCCTGATGCAATTATGCGTTCTGCTAATCCACAAGGTATCCGCCGTGTTCCATTAGAACTACCACCTGGAGTCTTCCAAGAGTCAGGTGTACTAGAGCGTGAACTACGCCTAGGTTCTCGTTACCCAGAGGTTCGCTCAGGTAACATTGATGCATCTATTGTTACAGGTCGTGGTGTACAAGCGCTGCAAGCAGGCTTTGATACACAGATCAAATCAGCACAAGCACAGTTTGCTAGATTGTTTACAGACCTTGCTTCTCTCTGCTTTGAAGTAGATGAGAAGATCTTTGGTTC